GTTTAATATTAAATCTTGCCACTTCATTGAGTAAAATAAATCAGCGTTTATAGATAAAGTTGTTTGCCCATCTTTAGTGAAATCTAGTGAATCCCCTCTTAACATTGTTTCTTTGAGCTCACCAGAAATATTATGATCCATCAATTGCTGAGCCACTTTCAATCCACCAAGCGTTGTGACATCACTTTTCAAAATAGCTGAACCAGCACCAGTTGGTAGTAATGTAGCAGCGTTAAAACCATCATCATTCATTGTGACGGTTCCAGTAAACAAATTTCCTTCTTCATCACGATAATTAATATTATGAATAAATTCAGCACCTGTGATACTTCCACTCTCTACATTCCCCAATTTGGCAGTAATCGCTGATAACTCACCCACTTTTAAAGCGTTATAATCCAATGGTATCTCTTCCCAGATTATGCCAGTCCACTTAAAAACACCTGTTATAGTAGTTTGTTCTTCATCTATTTTGAACCAGGTATCGTTCAACTTCGGAATAGCTGGCGGTAGCTCCCCATAAAAGGGTTTATTGTTATCACCAGCTTTCATTAATGCATTATTAGCTGTATCTATTGCTGTAACAGCGGAATCTTTTGCATCATTTGCTACTTGTTTTGCATCTGTTGCGTTTGTATTTGCATCATTTGCTGCATTTTCAGCATTACTTGCAATTTGCTGTGCTGTTTCAGCCTTATTACTTGCTATTGTTGCAACTTTATTAGCATTTGTAGATACCTTCGCATTTTCTCTCAATTGATTAATAATCGCAGGTGTAGCTGAATTGACATCAATAAAATCTCCAACTACACAAGTGCTTTTCGACATATCGCTATAACAAATATTTAGTTCAATAACTCTAGCTTGTACTGTCACAGATGGGTTCATTTCCAAATCAATAATCCTTACATAGCTACCTTTCCTTACTCGATGTGCTTCAAATCCGTAAACTTGTTCTAACATCAAAATACTTACTTCGTATTGATATGATGGTGATGATAACTTTCTAAGTTCTAGCGTACCCCATTGTTTTAACGCAGTAGCATTAGTAATATTTTCATTTACCATCTTGGCCATTAAATAACCTGTGCCGCTAGGATTATATTGCTTATTTGCTTCATCGTTAGATATATAATTCAAGCCGCCATTTATAGTAGATATAGTTAGCTGGGTCCCGTCTGCTTGTGTAGCCCCCAAAGGAATAAGAGCGGTTTTTATATTTGTAAATAATGCCTTTCTGGTTATCCCTTTAATACCTACGCCACTTTCTACTCTAACGCCTTCATTTTCACCAAATTCTTTCGCAACTTTACAATAGTATCCTACTATTCTTCCCTGATAAGTTTTTACATAAAATTTCACCTCACAATCAAACGCTGCACAAGCCTGATGCAACGCTTCTTGTGCAGTTACATATCCAGTTAACTCCAAAGTAGCTACCGCTCCAACATTCTCAGTATCTTGCGGAATCCACCCACTTCCTCCGAGTATATAAGTTAATACTGGTCCAATATTGGTATCTGTTAAAACTCGGTCGGGCACAATAACATTATTCAAATCAAATATAAAAACATTCTCACAAACTATTCGCTTTTGAGGCCGAGGACTCTTGTCGTCTCTGATGTCTTGTACTTCTATGATTTTGAATAATATAGTATCGTCGTCTAAATCTTGAAGCATTACATAGTTACCACAAGTTAAATATTTTGAACTTTCATCATCAACAGAAACAGAAAACTCATAAGTTGAATCAAAATCTATGACTTTCTCCGTGTGTGAATCGTTAAAATAATGAGTTCCATTTGTGGAGTCAGCAGATATGGATTTTACAATTTCTTTATTTTCATCTAATATCAATAACATTTAAACACTCCTTTAAAAAGTTCTTGGCCTAACATATACGGTCCAATCTGCCGCTTCAAACGGAGATACATTTAATATTTCTGTTGTACCACCAAATAACTTAAAAAAGTGACTTCCTATCGCTAGATTCTGCATAAAAGGAATGCCATTTTTATAAATTGTTTCTGTTTCAAAATCAAACATTAATTCATCGGATGCATGAGCTATAACTTGCGGAGCTGTGTTTGCAACAATATTTAATTTTTCAACAAGTGTATCTGTGAAAAATAAGTCCCTATTTGGGTCATGTGTGCCTGATGCTGCAGCGTATATATTTAATTGAGCTAATTTTTTTGTGTATTTATTAGCGGTGTCTACAAATACTTTTTTCTTTGTCCAGACAGGCTTTATATTGCTATCAAGTTTGATAATTTCGGCGGTAAATTGATTGCCTATTTTGGTTAGGATAAAGTAACCATAAAAATCTCTGTATTCGTTGTATGCGCCTGTTTGCACCTTTTCTGTCACTGTTTTATATTTCCCATTAACTTTTTTTCTAGTTGAAACTGTTTTGTATGTTTTAGTAACTTTCCCTGCCTCATTAAACAAATCTTTTTCAGGATAATTAGCAACATTTTGATCGCCAATAGATATTTTAACAATATTGACTTCGGTATTTGTGGCATTATCTTTTATTTGAAACGTTGCAATTTTTGCTCCTTTTTCATCAACAAGATACACTTCTAATTTACCTTGTTGCTTTTGTGTTGATGCTATGTTTTGAAGGCGCATTCTTACACGCCAGTTATCCTGCGCTTGGGGAAGAACTACTTTACTCATCGGGCCATGCCACTGTGTTCCAACACCATAATCAGATGCTCGAAATACATTTGCGGTTGAAGTAAAACTTCCATCAATAATTCCATTGTTAGCATCAAGCTGAAATGTTAAATCCGCTTGCTTCATTGGTGTCCAAGTTGAAAGCACGTTCATTGGATCGTTTAATATTATTTCCGATGGTTTAACTGGAGTTTCTCCAGAATCTGGATCAACGCCCTCTCCAATGTATAAGTAATCTTCTTTATTCGATATAGCGATATAAGTGACATCCTGTTTTATAACTGCTCCAATCACAGGGCTGGTAGGTTGTGAACCACGAACTGGTAATTTGTTACTTTCACTAGTTAGCTCAAATTCTTCTTGTTCATAATAAATATACGGGTCTGAACAAACAAAATTCAGCGTTGCCCGTCCGTTATATAAAAGCCTATCTAAGTCTGTAGATCCTTCAAATCGACCATAATACGTCTTTTCAGGCGCATCATCAATTACCAAAGAGCGTTCTTCTGCATCTACCTGCATCAACCAATCAGCGACAGATGTAGCCCGCTCACTTAATTCTTTAAGGTTATCTCCAACAATTTGTATTTCTAATTGTATTCCCCGTTGACCAACATTTGGGCCAAAATAAAAAGCGCCAATACGACCACTGACGCTTTCCGTATTACCTTCGTTTTGTGGGAACAATGGTGGTTTAATGTCAATTATTTCCACATGCTTATCAAATGAATGAATACCTTTGTATGTGAATCCTAAGCTCATAAAATCACTCCTTGTGCTCGATTAGTTCTAATAATACGGTTGTTTTGAATTTCTGTTATAAAGTCGACCGTTTCCTCAGCTACTACGCGACCATCTAACGTTGTTTTATTAACAATTTGAATTGGTTGTACCGTAACTGGGTTTCCGCTTCCTTGCGTTGCTATAGAAGCCCCTGAGTAAGCCGTAATTTCTTTTGTGTTCGGAGTAACTGGGACTGAAATAGCAGGTGATAGACTTGTTAAATGTTTTTGCATTTTATGAGCCGCCAAATCTATAGTATTTAGATTCTTAAGCATTCCGACTCCAATTCCAGCTGGTACTTGTTTACCAACCTCATCACTCATTAGCCGGGAAGGAGAGTGGATTTTTAGCCTTTTTTTGATTGTTGATTCAATTGTTTTAGCTAGTCCATCAGCTTGTTTTGCTAATGGCCCATCCATTTGCTTAAAACCCTGAATAATCCCCGCTACGGTCTGTACACCAAGTTTAGATCCAGCAGTGCGATATTCTTTTGCTTTATCAAGTTCTTTCAACCAAGAAGCGTTCGCATTTGCCAAATCTTTTTTAGCTTTATCGTTCGCCACCTTAACAGCTTTATCCATAGTCGCTTTATCATTTGCAGAAGCATCTAAACCCAGCTTGTTTGCATTAGCATGTTTTTTACTCCACTCCGCTTGGTATTGTTTCAGTTGCGTATCGGACATGCCAGCAATTGCTTTAGTTTGTCCTGTAGCACCTACGCCCATATTGCGTATCTCATCTATAAGCCCTTTACTAACACCGCGTTTTTTCATTTTATCAAGTTGAGCTATAAAATCTCTTTGTTGGGCTGTTTGTGATTTAAGATTTTTAGTTAAATCACTTCCGCTTGCTTTTTCTGTAACAGCAGCATCAAATAATCCAGTCTGATTATATGCGGCTTCTTGATTTGATTTAAGAGCATCGTTATAAGTCTTCTTCGCTTCGTTAATAGATTCCTTAGCTGTTTTATTTATTTTAGCTACGTTATCATAATACTTTTGTGTGCTGCTTTTTATCGACTTATTAAGCTTTGTTTTTTGAGTACTAATTTCTTTATTCGCACTTGCAATATTTAATTTGATTTGTCTTGTTTGCGCCGCATTTAAGCGATATTGCTTATTAATTTGTTTTAATTTATTAATGTACGATTGTGCGCTAATTGCGCCTGTTTTGTAATCTACTTGCACATTTGATATTTTATTACTTACATTTTTCGCATAGCTTGTTTTAGTACCTTTGGCATAATGAGGTACATTACTCAAAGCTTTAGCTGTTTTATCCCCTCGTAGCACTTCGGTACCTCGTGGTAGATTAAGAAGAACGTTACGACCTTTAGGAACAAAACTATTCCCATCCGGGGTGGTAATCATTTCTTCATAGTTGCTTCCATTGGCATCGTTAACTAATGCAGGTCCGCCTTTGTGGTTATTTGTCCCAGTTGCATAACCTACCTCTTGAATTCCGCTTGGACTTTTACCACTCGTTTTGTATGCAATAGAAATTACTTTTTGATTTTTCATGTTGAGCATATCACGCCACGAGTTTATAGCATTGTCAATAGCGTTTTTAGTAGCCTCTGCGTTGGAATTAATAACTAAATCTTTTCTATGGACAGCTATGTTGTTATAGTCGTCGACTGTTCTACTACCTCTATCTATTTTTGATAATAGGTCTCTGTTGTTTGCAAAAAGGTTTTTAAGATTCACCTTTTGTCCGTTATATTGAACAATAACATCTTTACCACTCTGAATTTTATTCCTAACATCATAGTTATTTGCTAAAAGCGTCTTTAAATCTACGTTCGTTCCGTTATAGCTAACTAACATCCCTTTAGAAGAATTCATTTTCTTTATTACATCAGAATTATCAACTACTAAAGTTTTCATTGATGGAGGTAAGTTGTCCCAAACTCCCATGTCTTGCAGAGCTTTTTGTAACGCCAGACTAGTATCTGCATTCGCAATCATACTTTTTTGTTCAGGCTTCAATTTATCCCAAATACCTAAATCTGACAACGCGTTAGCTACATGTATAGAGTCCTCATAACTGACAATTAATTTCTTTTCGTTGAAAGTCATCTTATCCCAGCGACCACTTTCAATAGTTGCTGTTGCAATAGTCTTTTTAGCATCTGTGGTTAATTTTGCTTCTTTCATGATGAATTTAAGATTATTCCAACCATCATCACTTTTAGCTAAATTGGATACGAATTCACCAACATTGTCTCTTATTTCAGAAGTTTTAGGGTCTAATACTAAGTTGTTCCATGCGGTATCTGCCATTTTTGCTCCATCGCCAATTAGCTTGCTGGCTTCGTCAGCTTTGCCCGCTTTTTCTTGTACATCACGTGTAAATTCGTCATAATCTAGTCCCATATCTTTTAATCCGCGTCGGATGTTTTTTCGCGCTACTTCATTACTTACACCTAACTTGTCGTATAACTGTTCTTGCGTTCGTATCCAAGCCGTTACACTAGATCGCACTGTTCTATTCTGATCTCTATCCAGTTGGTTCATTGCATTATTGTATGACGTTTTATCTATTAATTCTTTATCATAAGATTCTTTGAATGCTTTCTTTTGTTTCTTCGTTTCATCTGTTGTTGCTTTTGTGACTTTACCAAGATAGTCAGCTTGTTCAGTGAGTGCTTTTGTGCTTAAATTCTGCACCTCACCATTCATCGCTTTTATCAGCTGTGTTTTCTTTTTGTTGCTTAAGCCTAAACTTTCAATTTGTTCAATCTGCATATCTTTGTAAATATTGTTAACAATTTTCGATTGTTCAGATGTCATCTTGCCAGTTTTAACCGCATGAGATTTATAAATCTTTTCTATTTCTTTATATTGCGAATCTACGTTTGCCTTTCTTTCTTCTGCCCTCTTTTCAGAATCTTTCATGGCGTTGTCTAGTAACGCTTGTACAGCAGGTGAAGCTTCATCATATGCTTTCTTGAAGTCACCCAATGCATCGTCTGTATTCTTCTTAATTTCGTCCGCCATGTTTTTGAAAGCACTGACAATTTTCTCGCTGTCTTCTGTAGCACCTGATGCAAAGGTATCTAGTGCAAGCTTGCCTTCTGATGCAAATTCATTAAATTTACCCATGGATTTATCAGCTTCTGCGCCAATATCATAACCCCATGTTTTTATACGTTCTTTGCTCTCTTCGATTTTGCTTATATGTTTATCTAGTGCATAAATACCCACACCAAGCAAAGCCGCACCAGCCACCGTAATAACTGCTGGTAAAGCTCCGAAAGAACCAGCTAATCCAGCCGCAGCTAAACTAGTACCTTCCACAGCAGTTGTTGTAGCGCCAAATCCAGCTGCTAAAGGAGCTAATTTACTCCCTAAACCTAAAATCTTACCTAAGCCCGCGAATCCTTTTATTAATCCGCCAGTCATTGATACTAGTTTTCCGCCAATCATTAGCACAGGACCAGTTGCTGCTAAAATTCCAGCCCATTTTATGATACTTTGTTGTTGTGCGCCGGAAAGGTCATTAAATTTATCAATCATTTTGTTAGCCCACTCGATGATTGGAGTGAGGGCAGGCATTAATTTTTGTCCTACGTTCTGTTCTAATACTTCGAGCGAAGCTTTGAATTGATCCACACCAAATTTACCAGCTTTTCGCATATTATCAGCAACTTGTTTAGTATATCCATTTGCTTCATCAGCGCCCTTAGAATATTTACGTAGAGAATCGCCTCCCGCTTCTAAAAGCGTATTAACAGCTGATAAAGGTTCACGTCCGAAAATCATCGTCAAGAAAGAGTTTTTCTGTGTTTTTGTCATTTTCTTTGTTTTATCATTAATATCATCCAAGAGAGTTGGTAAAGTTTTCATATTGCCGTTGTTATCTTCAATTGTTAATCCAACTGCCGACATTGCTTCTGCAGCTGATTTTGAAGGTTTAAGCAAACTTGTAAGCATTCCCCGTAAGCCGGTACCCGCCTTTTGCCCTTCAATACCGCGGTTAGAAAGCAAACCAACAGCTGCTGCTGTATCTGTAAGTGAATATCCTAGCGAATGCGAAATAGGACCGACATAGTTCATTGCTGTTCCCATATCAGAGAATCCAGCCGCTGTTTTATCAGCTACGTAGGTTAGCACGTCAGCAACTTTGTTTGTGTATTCCATCTGCTTATTTGTATCTTTAGAAATCATTCCAAATTGTTCTAATGTTGATGTTGTAACAGACATTACTGTTTCGAAATCATCGCCAGATGCACGAGCAGCATTAAAAATCGCAGGCATAGACGCCATTGTTTGATTAATATCGTAGCCTTTTTTAACCATCTCTTTCATACCGAGCATAGTTTGCTCAGAAGCTACACCATACTTGACACTAGCTTTCTGTGCATAATCAAAAACTTGTGTATAACGATCGCCAAACTCTTTAGCCGATTCACCAGATTCGCGCAATAAAGAGTTAACTTCTGTCACTTCATTATCAAAATCCAGATATGCTTTAGTTGATTTAATCATTCCAGCTACAATTGGCGCCGTAAACCCAACGGTCATCGCGGTTCCAGCTTTTGTTAACTTTTGACCAGACTTTTCAAGCATATTTCCGAATTGTTCAACTTTGACGATAGATGAATCAAGACCTTTAACATTAATGTTTTTCTTATTGATTTTGTCGATATTGTCAGATGCTTTTTGCCCTTTCTTCGCAAAATTATCCATATCCTTATCGATTTTGTTCATCTGGCTTTTATAGCCATTTTCGCGTATTTTTATATCGTAATAAATTTCTCCCGCTTTACTCATATTTTCACCCCTCTTTCAGCTTGCTGTTAGCTCTCAAAGCCTTTTCTAATCCTTCTTCATTAGAAGCAGCATCCTCAAAATACCCTCGCTTTAACATGATTCGATTTTGTTTTATTTTTTCTTTCAGCAAATGTTTTGGGACTTTACTCCGTTCAGTCATACGGATTTCTAGAGTAGTCATAAAAGGTGTATCGCCACCCAAGTTCATTAGGTATGTTCGGAACTCTGAAAAACTCATATTCGCTAATTCTTTGCGTAATCTAATACCGTAATACGATAAAAAAGAAGACTCGATTAAATCAAAGTCTTCAATTATTCCGTAATACTGTTTTCCTGTGGCTTCCCCTCATCGCTTCCCTCATTCATATCACTTTCAAATAATTTAGCTATAATGTATTCAATAAGTCCCTCGTAAACTTTCGTTGGCAATGTTTTAGAATTAATTTCTTCTCTGTCTTCTTTGCTAAAAAAAATAGCAAAAATATCATCATTCGTTGCTACAATACCATCTGTGATAGTCATTAACAGTTCATGCATGTTTTCACTATCTGGCGTTGTATGCTCTCCGTCGCTTTCGTCGCCTTTCAGTTTAGGCGCAAGCACTTGACCTAAAATTTTAGGCGCTTCATCTAAAAGCGCACTGTACTTAATGTGTGCTTGTGCTGAAATGTCCGCATAATATACTTTTTCGTTAATTTCCAATGGAAGTTTTACTTCGTTCTCGTTAAAATTAAATGATTTCATTTTTGTCCTCCAAATTAGTAAAAGCCCTCACTCAGAGGGCTTCGTATTTTGTTTATTAGGCAGATGTTACAGAAACAGAAACGTCATTTTTAACCGATGGTTTCACTTTGGACGCAACTGTGATTTTAATTGCAGTTACTGTTGTAGCAACTCCTGTTAAAGTTCCATCGCTAGCTACTGTTGCTTTTGTTTCATCAGATGAAGTGAATGTTACATCTTGTGGAGCTCCTGATGGCAGTACTCCTGCTGTAATTTTAACAGTTTCTCCAACTTTTACAGTTTTAGAGGCGCTATCTACCGTTACGCTTGTTGGCTCAATGGTAGGCGCTGGCGTAAAAACCGGCGTACCATTTGAATTCTGTGTGGCAGAAAATGAACCAATATCGTTCGCACCACCACCACCGAAATCATTAATCCCGATTGGTCCAGTGATTTCATACTTAGAGCCTGCTGGGAATTTAACCACAATTGTTTTTTCAGCTTCAGACCCAACTTTATCCCAAGTTTCACGTAATTCATTTTGTCCTGGATCTGATTCATTGTATTTCCCATCCAAACCTAACTCCATAGCAGCACCTGTTTTTACCGCACGTTCAAATACCTCACCAATTGTTGTATATTGTTCCACATTTGAGTTCAGTGAAATGTCTAAAGTTTCTAAGTCTTTAATCGAAACACCATCTCCGCTTTCCCCTGAATCTTTAACCGAAATTTCTAATTGTTTAACTGCATAAGTTGCCATTAACTTACATCTCCTTTTCAAATAATATTGTTAGTTGATAAATCAAACGACCATCATCGTCATAATCGACTTGTCCGCCGCTTGCTACATCTGTTGCTACTACCTTCTGATTTTGGATATTCAGCTCAGAAGGGTTTGTTAAAAGAAAGTAGTTACGTAATAAATCGTATGTTCGTTTGCATTGAATTGTGTTTTTGTCATAAATTAAAAAGCCGATGCTCTCACGAACACGACTTTGCGTTTGTACTTGCTTGTTTTGAAATGTCGGTGCTTCATTAATTACTACCATTGAATCAAGCCCCGTTTGTTTAATGAATCCAAGTGTTTTTATAGCTGGGAATGTTTTTTTGAAATGTGCTACCAAATCTTCAATCATAAACGCATCCCGCCCTCTACAATTTGGTTAATACTCTGAATTCCATAACTTACAGCCATTTCGTACCAACGTGGATTCCGACGATTTTCATAATATTGTCTGCGGGCATAAGGAGTTAAACTAAACACTCTAGCTACAATTGAATTTTTTTGGATGATAATTTTAAAATACGAACTTCGTCGTAAGTCTCCATACAAAATTGGAGTAACAGGCTGTGCTAATTCAACCAATTCTCGCCCAGCCTTTGCAGCCGTTGACAAAGCTTTATTATGAATATCATCTATGACTGCATCTTTAAAACTACTAAAGCCCATGCTCTGTCACCTCCCCTACTACAATTTCAAAATGGTGAATACTTCCATCAGGATTTGGCGGGAAAGATACGCTCTGGACCTCACCTTTAATTAAACAATAGTCAGGAATTACAAAAGATACATTGTCTCCTTCACTCACAACAAAATTTAATTTGTTACAAAATAAGTTAACAATATATCTTATGTTTAACCCTTCCTGTGTTTTATTTACGAGCTTTTCAAACTCATAGCGAAACATTGATTTATTAGTCGCATCTGGTAAAAGGTTTCCAAGGTCATCACGCCCGCTATTACTAGTTATAGTAACTTCTGTATTTAGGATAGCTTCTGGAATGGGTGGTAATTGAAAGCTCATTAACAATCACCTACTCCCGCGTAAAGCCAGCCACTAGATAAAAGCAAATCCAACACTTTGTCTGGAACGTCAGGTATAAAGTTGTTCGAATTTTGTGATTGACCACCCATAGTTAATTTACCTAGTGTAAAGTTACCAATGCCAATAAACTCACCATATTTCTTGATGTGTTCACACTGCCACGCAACAGCTTGCTTAATATCATCATCTACATTGTCAAGGTCTACGATATTAGGCATAATTTGCTTGTCAATTGCTACAGAAGCGGCTTTTATTAAATTATCCGCTTCTGTTAGTTCGATACTTAAATTTGTTAGACTAGCTAACTCACTTGGCGTAATATACGTTTTCATTTACTCACCCTCTTTGTTTTTGGGCTCCTTTTTACTCTTAGATGGTTCTTTTTCTGGTTCTTTATACTCGAACTCTTCAAAACCATCGTTTTTTAACTGCTTAATTAATACTTCATTGTCGGTATTGTATACTGCATTATCTTTTCTTAATTTCATAAAGAACTCCTCCTTAAGCTATTGTAGAGGCAATTACCCCGTCTTTTTGTTGTTCTTTTACAAAAATATCATGATAAACACGATATTGATATAACCATCCGTCACCTTGTCCAACGGAACCTGGCGCATGAAGGTAAATAGAAGCATGTTTAGTACCGCCAATAACAGAACCTTTATTAATTAGTAAATAATTAAGCTTCTTAGCGCCAGGCGCTGGTGTATAACCATCCGTAAAATCAAAAGTATCATAGAAACGATCTTCTGCTTCAACTTCAACAAGTTTAACTCCATCAATTCCTGTAATGCGCGTTTCTAAGCTAGAAGGCCCAATATTTTGATTAGAGATTGTTCTAGTAAAGTCTTTACTTAGCTCTAATGCAGCCATAACGTCTGGTGACACATACATAACAAGATTTTGTGTACCGTATTTTTTAACTTTTCGAATAGCTGCTTTAAGTGTACGAAAAACATTTTCTTCTGTGATTGCTTCGTCAGCAGAATGACCATTATTTTTAGCCGCTGTCGCTAACTTAGAAAAACGATAAGCGTCGACTTCTGGCGCAGCGTGCGCTGAATTAAATTCTTTTGTTACATTAGCAGCTGTTAATGCTTGCCCTGTTTCATCTACATCCATAACATCTACAAAAAACTCTACATCTCTATCAAACGTAATAGTATATGGAGTATTCGTATTTGATGCCGAACCTTCGTTATATCCTTTGTTTCTAGTGTGCGGTTTTAGTCCAGTTGTTGAAATCGTTTGTATTTTAAACGTTTTTGCATCTAACCATAAAAGGTTAGGTGTTTCTAATTCATTTGTGTAAGTGCCAAAGACTAACTTCTGGTCGAGCTCCTTACCGTACTTGTCTACATAGTTAATAGCCATTTTGCTATCTCTCCTTTTCTAATTATGAATTTAATGCTTGAATGAATGGGTCTGTAGCACTTGGCTCACTTGCATTGCCTAGTCCTGCTCCGATTGGTGGAGGCGTGTCACCATCATCAGATTTTGCAATCCATTCCGGATATTGCTCTGCGAATTTCGCTAAGTTGTCGTCATTTCGCTCTTCATCCCCAAAAAGCTTCGTAAACGCTTCGTAACGTTCTTCTTTTACGCCGCTTTCTTTTAACTTACTGTGCCACTCTGCCGTTTGTTCTTTCTGAACATATTCATCCAGCTTTGATAGTGCCTCGTCTTTCTCTTTTTGAAGTTTTTTCAATGCCTTTTCAGATGAATCATGTTCGCCCACTTGATCGTTAAGCTGATTAATTTGGTCGTTTAACTTCGTGATTTCTTCCTCATGCGCGCTTTTGATGGTTTCAATCTCTCCATTAAATTTCTTTTTTTCAGCCGCTAAGCGATTCTTTACAATTTCATCCAGTTCTGCTTGGGTAAAATTCTTATCGTTCCCACCTTCAGCAAAATGTTGGATGTCAAACTTACGCTGTAAATAATTCTTCATATTTCCTCCTTTTTAAGCTCTGAGTGAGCCATCCCTGTCTATTAGTTGCCGGCAGGTAGGCAAGATTTTTATATCAAACCAAACAAAAAAAGCGTTCATTTAGACGCTTTTATAATTTCTCTATCCAATTCTCTCTCTAAGAATCGATTGTTATTCAAATGGTCTTGCAAAGCTTCTTCCCATTGCCTTACTTTCCCAGCTGTATATTGTTTAGAGGGACCTTCTGCAAGTATATCTTTTGTTTTCCAATCACGAATGCCGCGCTCGTAGTACCGTTGCTTACTTTGAGCCTCGTATTCTTCTTCATCATACGGGATAGGCTCGTCTGTTTCGTCACCTTCGAAATACGAATATAAAAAATGGTGGCAATTTGGATGAAACAATCCATCATTTTCCGCTTCTTGTAATGTTTTATATTCATTGCTTTCGTAGTTTACTGATAGCACTTCTCCTTGCCAAGGAGCACAACGCGGACAACTTCTTACGTGAGCTGACACTTGAACTAATTCGTGCTCATATCTTCCAAGAACACGTTTCATGGCATTTAAGCCAACATTAAAAAAAGCACCTCTTGAAGCCATTTCCATGTAAGCTCCTGGTCGGTACTTTCTTCCAGACTGATCTATAACATTTCTTATCCCATCGCCTAAAACATTAATAAGTGATGTTGCGATAGCATATTTTAAAATTCCATTGCTATCTTTTGTTTCCTTAACCACTTGTTTGTATTTGGAGGGCGCGATTTTTTGCCAATAATTAGCCATATCTTCCGAAATTTGGATAAGTGCATCACTTTCAGATAAATAGTCGTCATTTTGTATATCAACCTCTTTCTTAGTTTGATATCTGGCTTCCATTTCGTCCTCGTATTCATTCACACAATCAAGATAAACACGATACGTTAGTTTATCTATTTTATCTCTCGTTTCGTCTTTGAAAAGACTTATATGTGCTTTCAATTCTCTTTTAAAATTTATCAAACGCGACTGCTGAATGAATTTCCATTTTGTTGGATTCTTAGCGCCATGCATAACGTGCTTCTTTATCAGCAAAAGTAATTCTATTTCGGCATTATTAAAGTGGTTTCGTAAGATAGATGCTTCTTTTTCGAAATCCACTGGTGCATGGTGATGACTCATCTAATCACCCACCTTTCGTTTCCATTCCTCCAATCGCTTCCGGGTCCGGAACCTCTCCAATGGCGTTTTCTAAATAGATGCGTTTTACTTCCGCTTGAATTTCTTCTTCTTCCCATTTAGGGTGAATTAATTTCACCTTTTCTTCTACACTCATCGCTAATGCGCTGTTCATATTATTTAATGTGCTAGATAATTCATTCAGATTAACAGACATTGGATCTGGAAACTCAATTATTACCCTGATTTCATCACGCATTATTGCTTTTTCTTTATTGTTTGTTCCACCAGTTAACAAATATAGGAAGTCCCAAAGCATCTGTTCGTAAACATTTTGAATAAGGCGTTTTTTCTTCTCAATTTTACGCACTGTCGCGTCTTGTAAACTCCAAATTTCGGTCGCCTTAACTTCCCTATTACCTAGATTAAAAGTAGCGGGATTATAACCAGATTTCGAAACAGCTTTCTGAGCAAAATATTCCATCGTTTCGCGATAACTACCGTCTCGGAAGTCTCCTTGCATGAATTGAATCATGTCATTTAACTTCGCGCCAGCATCTAACGTTCCTTTGAACTGCATAAAGTAGTCTTCATCTACATTCATGGACCATTCTTCTTTATCTGTGCTCTTATTAACTTTTTTCCTAAACATTCGTTCGCTAGCCGCTATTTTTGTTTTTGTTTTCTCTCCTTCGCGCATATAAACAGTGAAAAAGTAATCTACGGCAAATAAATAATTGGTACATTGCGATAAGTCAGATTCCCCAAGATTAAGATGTGGGTATCTAGTATTGCTTGGGCTATTATTTATTAAATACGCGCCCATACTCTTTAAACCAATTGATACAGAATGATTCAATTGAATATTATTTGTGTACAAATAGCTTGTAATCTGTTCTGGTAGTCTCTCCGCACCCATAGGAGTAGTTTTATCGCCATCAATTTTAATAACAGAATATGTTACAAAACCTCCAGATAATTTTTTCCCTTCCTTGTCCCATTGTTTTATTTCTCTGCTTTCAACTAAATAATAAATATCTGCTTTATTACTTGTGGGTATTTCCTCAAAGAAATTAAAACGAAATGGCTCATTGTTTTTAAAATCTATCCAAAATTGGCTAGAGCTATGAACACTAATAGATGGTCGCCCATTTAAAATGTTAATCTTTACAGCAGATACTCCGCTCCCCCCTGCTAATTCAACAATTTTCACGCTCTTACTATCAAAATTATCAATCCGTAACGCTTCTTTCAGTTGCTTTGTTAAGTTTTCATCCTTACTGCCATCAACCCCTGTTACATCAATACTTAAAGGCTTTCCAGATATATACTCAGCCGCAACAACAACTATCTCATTACCTGTTCCAGAGTTCATTAACTTATCGTGTACGGTTGGCACATATCCTTGAGCCCACAACGAAGTTAAATAGGAGTCTTTGCTCCATTCTTTTTGATTATCTGGAACGAGCGGCAGATATTTTGGTATTAACTCCGGTTCGCTGCCATTAGGTTTTCCATTTAGCCAGCCTTTAATAAAGCGTGTCATTACACTCCAAACACCCATTTAATCACTCCTTTCTATATATCTTCATAATTCCTATAAAAGTAGTTTGTAGCGTATCTACTTGTATCCATCGCATGGTTATTCTTATCAACTGGCTTTCCACTGTTCTCGTCACGTACATACATACCCATTTCTTGCAACCAGCCATAATTGTCATATTGATCATTAAGTTGTTCAACGAGCAAATAACGCCTTTCACTTAATAGCGACTGCATCCGCTCAATCCCAACCTCTATACCTTGCGCTTTACCTGTCACATCATGCGCATTGTTGTCTGCTCCTGCTGTATCAACACCAACCTTTTCCAGTTCTTCACGTAGCCAGCGACAGGCAGGGTCAATAAAAACAGGCTCATTTACTGGTACTTCATACTCTTTCATACACCATTGAATGAATTGTTTTATCTCAACGGCATAGGTTGAACCAGCTTTTACTTCTCCTGTATCCCTACCACTGTGATAATAGGATGCAACTTGATTAAATTTGTATTTATAATGTCCGTCAGCCGCATGCTCTGTAATTACATAGCACTCACAAACAGTAGCATCTTGTTGTCCTCCATCACCAAAAAAGACCATCTCAATTGGACGACCTTCTAATTTGGGTATTTGGTTTTTCTCCATATCAAATGTTTCGTAAATAATACCTTTTGGCAAAACTCGTTTACCATACCAGTCACGTTGCAAAAGGTAAGAAGAGAACTTTAATTCGTTATATAGTTCGTTTCTTCTCTCTTCGTCAAGTATAGGATTGTCAAATGGTGTCCAATGACGCCACTTGTAACGTCCTGTTTTTTCGTAACGATCAAATACTTCTGTTAATACTGGATGGCTTGGAGCGGGAGGATTTAATTCTGCTAAATGGAATCTATCTTTTGCTGCATAAGTTCTCCGGAAACACTCTTTTACAAAATCCATGTGTAATAAGTTGATTTCCAAAAATGTTACAGAGCCAAGCGACATACCTGTGATAGCGCCCACACTGTTTACCTTGCCTCCGCCTTTATAGTAAATCTTTTTCTTACCATTTGGAGCATGTAAAAGTAAGTGGTCCCCGTGTTCGTCGTGCTTCATTTCTGCGAGGTTCCCGTAAATATGAATTAAACCTAAACCATCACCATCCATAAATAATCGAAAGGCTTGTTCTTGGTTATATGCTGTCACTAAATGGTTCATATCCCTAGATTTAATGTAGAAATTTGCCATTTTAAAAATATCAGCTGTGGTTTTCCCAGAACGTGGAGTCCCCTCATTAACTTCTAACGTTATGTTTTTAGTTTGTTGCCGTATCGTCTCTTGTTGTTTCGGACTGAATGCCAATTGAACCACTGCCATCACCACCATTCGCAACATCAATCAATGCGTTTAATAATGATGTATCTTTTTCAGCGCCTTTAATAAGAGCTGTACGAGCCTGTATATTATCTGTCGATGCAATAATTTGATTAAGCTTAGCTTTGCGTTCATCTTGCTCATCAGCAATCGCAATAAATTGCTTAATCAACCCACTTAGTGTAGACATCGCACGACTTTGTGCATTTAAAAAATTCGCCTGTTTATCCCAAGCGAATTGATACTCATATTTATCAGAACCACTTTCCCCGAAGCCTACTTGTGTTTGAACTCTCGTTTCATCCTCGGTGTTTTCTACCCACATAATTTTCTGTGCTCGGATAATAGCGGCGTATTGAATTTGTATCTGTCCCCAAATTAAATCAGTTGGTTCTTGTTGATCCATCATACTAATAATTTCTATTGTGTCATCCGGAAGATATTTAGAGTACAATCCATGTGTACGTGCGTTTTGATTACCTTTAGGAGCGGCGCCGCCTTTATTGTTCTTAGCATTCCCGTTCCCTTTCATTGAATAGTAACGCTCCTTTTGATTCGTAACGTTACTATTGGCGTTATCACTCCAGTTATCTTCCGATTTCCATTTCCTAATCTGTGATGGTTTACAATTTAACTTACTGGCAATTTCCACAAGTGGCATTGTCTTATCTGAATCAAGCCACATTTTCTTTGCTATGTCTCTATTTGGATTTCTTGCTCTAGCCACTCACTTCCACCACCTCACATTCTGTGTTTGTTTTGCTAATTAATTATTATCTTTAATTGCTCCTACAATGATGCTTAGAGCTTCTAAATAATCACTCTTAGCTTGTTCAAAAGTCTTACCATTTAGCATAGCTAACCGCTCTATTTTCATGTAATGAATCTGGGCTAATGCAAAACTTTGTTCTTGTTCTGAACCAGCAATATTTATTTTGAATTCCGGCTCTTTTCCTTTTACCTCAGTTATCCCCGCTTTTATAATGTCTCTCATGTAATTAACTCCTTCTTCGTTTTTTATAATATACTCGGCAAGGATTTGCACCTTGCATGAACTAATTAATTTGTTTTACAGGAGTTTTAAGCTAAGACATACGTTTCTTAGCCACATTAGTTCTATCCTGTGCTTCGTCTACCTGTTCCGCCACGAGTATTTTTTATAAATGAGAAGTGGAGCGCAGACTCAATATATGATTTATTTTTGTAATCATCTTCACTTCTCATATATAGGTGGCAGGTGTGCGGCAAAAATTACTAAATTGCCATGCAAAATAAGCTACCGTCAATTTGATTCTGTATTTTTTCTTCCCCACGATGTAGATAAGATCGTACAGAACGAACGCTTATTTCCATCTCGTCGCTAATTTGTGAATACGATAAATTTTTTTCATGTTTTAACAAAAATACTTTTTTCTCTTGCGTTGACATCGTACTCATAGCGTCTTCCATTCGAATTTTGTCCCATTCTGAAATTTTCGGCTCATCGTCTTCAAAATCATACGCAAGCCCATGCTCATATACGAACCACTGACGCATAGTTTCGACATCAGTAACACATAACTCCCTTTGTAAATTAGAACGTCTGTGAATCGCTCTCCGCGGCTCTGGTTCGTGCCCTAGTTCCATCCAGTCAATCGAATATTCTAAGCTATCAATAATGCTGTTTAGTTTTGATATGACTGTTTTCTCTGGCACCTCTTGAATATTTCTTTTTTTTCCTGCAAACAATGGAGGTCGTTTTTTAGCGTCGATTTTAGTTTGCAGATTAGCTTTTAAATCTTTCGTTTCTTGCAAAGCTCCTCTGTACTCATTAATTAATTCTTGCATTCTTGTCACTCTCCCCAATGATTAATAAAAAAAGGACGTCACAACAGATTTAAACTGTTCATGACGCCCTTCGATTTTTTCGACCAGACTTATTTATTCAATTTTATTGTTTGTACGCTTTCGGCAGTGGTAGGTTTGCCATGGCTCCATGTGATAGTAGTTTTTCCGAAGCCATTTTCTGGTGGTTTTGTGATTAACTTTTCTTCGCCGTTTATGCGAGTGTAAACGCCATCTTCTTTTTTCATAAAGTCGCCCCCGTCCAACAATTTAAAACAAATTCCCCTTTTAGTCATTCCAGAATTCTTTACTTTTGTGATAAATCCCTGTGTTAAATCTGCGATGATATTCTTCTTTGTTTCTTTGTGTGAAATTAAATATTGTCGATCTAGCTATTTTAAAATAATCCGCAATCGCGTCTCCCGGTACGCCTGCGTGTCTTATTTCAACGAATTCAGCTACTGTAATGTCGTTCCATTGTTTGTTCCCAATAAACCTTTTTATCGTTTTATTCCAAAAGTTTTTCTTCTTTTCCTCTGTGTTCCTGTTCATCAATTGATTTAGCTCACGTTGTAGCTCTTTTAGCTCGTTATGAGGTAAATCATTATTTGTAATATAACTAATAATCTCCCGCTGCCTAGCCTTGTTCTCTGTTACTTCCATTACCGCCATCTCTCACACCTCCATGAATTGTTTGCCTTTTAGTTTCAAACATTTAATTGATTGCATATACCGCATTTCGAAAAGTTTTTGCTTGATTCGAAACTCTTTTGTTAACATGCCTTTGATGTCGATTAATTCCTCATGTCCATCGCTGTATCGAACGAGAAAATCAGCTTTATATTTAATCGCTCGATACAGTTTTCCGTTTTTTCTAAACGAGTCTTGTAATGTGAATTCTGGTTGTAAATCGAAACTGGTTACTTCACCAGTCAATTTTAATAGTTTCAATTGCTGATAATATGCCGCTTCTGCTTTGCTATCGAACTTTATATTGTCAATAACTACTTTCTTCGCATTGTATTTACTTCGCGTATTCGTTCGCCTCGTTAATGACGAACGCGGTATACTTTGCCTCAATTTCTTCGTCCCCCATTTGTTCGATTTCGCTAATTTGGTAGTTTGTAACTTCTGCAATCGCATTAGCCATTTGGCGGATGCTCATTGATCTATTTCTCAACTTTTTTATTGCAGTTTCTGCTGTCATTTTTATTCACCCTCTCGCTCAAAATGGCAAATCGTCATCTGAAATATCAATCGGCTTACCTTCGTTTGCAAATGAATCACTATTCTGGCTCGAACTAGCTCGATATGAGCCGTTTTTATTGTTATTTGAATAATTAGCTTCGTTTTGATTATTATTCGGTGTAGAGCCTTCTACAGCGTTCTGCTTAGGTTCCAAAAATTGAACACTCTCGGCCACTATTTCCGTCACATAAACGCGCTTACCGTCGTTCCCCTCATAATTACGAGTCTGTACGCGTCCATCAACGCCCGCCATGCTTCCTTTCTTCAAGAAATTAGCAACGTTTTCGGCTGGTTTACGCCAAACAACACAATTAATGAAATCGGCTTCTTGTTCTCCTTGTGCATTTTTAAATGGGCGATTTACTGCTAATGTAAAAGTCGCAACTGCTGCACCAGCTGGCGTATATCGTAAATCAGGATCTTTCGTTAATCGTCCTACAAGTACTACACGATTCATCATTATTTGCTTTCCCCCTCAATATCTTTAATTTCTGGTCGTCCTCCGTATTTTTCAAGCATGTAACTTTTCGCTTTTTCAACTTCTTTTCTAAATTTATCTAATCCATTTGCTTTAATTTTTTTCTGGATTAAAGGAATTACGCTATCTTTATAATATTCGATTGCTTTATCTCGAGTGTTTAAATCTAGAAAGTCTATGAGATCGATTGGAATATTAAACAATGAAGCTCCACTGGACATTTCATTAACGTGCAAGAATACTTGGGTTAATGTCCCTTCCGGATAAATTGCAAAGTCTATACCATCTATCGTCACTTGCATTCCCGCCTTCACAACCCAGCCACTTTTCGTCGCAATCTGAAACACTTTATCTTTTTCGGATATTTTTATTGTGTTAGTCATTCGTCCTCCTCCTTCTTCAACTCATTCACCATTTGATTGATTTCTTCCTGCGTGTTTACTCTAAACGGATGTACAACTTGTGGAAATTTTTGTGCAAAGAAATGTAACACTAAATTTCCGTTTTGAAACAATAATGTCTCTGTAATTTCCGCAACTTCTTTTCCGTTTAAAGGTTGACCTGTGCCGCGGCATTCAATATTTACATAGCCTTCGATTTCGCAAGCAGTGTTGACTGCTGCATATAAAACAGGCACTTCATGTTGATTTTTTATAGAAAGAACTGTGCTCTCCGCTGGCAATGAAATTACTTGAGAGTCTTTCATTTTTAAGGGGTACTTATAAATTTTTAGATTCATCTCATTTCCTCCTAATTAAATATCTAAAAGTCTGGTAACATCGTTAGCGGTGTGTCCATCCCACGCGGGGGCAAATTCCAGTTCCGGAACATCAAAGTAGTTCCAATTTTCCAGGTGATAGTGATAAGTAAACATACCTTTCGACGTAGAGATACCGACAATAAAATAATTGTCAAACATAGAACCGTCTTCATGTTTTTTAGATTTCCAACTTTTTAAACGATTAGCATTACATACCGTCGCAAATAATACCATTCTGTGAAAGTAGAGTTCCTCGAATGTATGCGAACCGTCTGAAATATTTCCTTTATTACCTAATAAACTAATTTCATCATTGATTTCTTTTATTGATTTCGGCTCCATTTATCCCAAACTCCTTCCGCACATCGGGCAATAGTTGATATTACAAGCGGTTAAGCTGTATGAATTGAACACACCTAAGTTGCTATTGCTGTCTAGTCTAACGACACCTGTTTCTTTATATTCTTCATCAAAACTCAGCAAAGGCTCGTTATTCATCATAGAGTCATCCTTGCAATACTCACACATTATTCCGCCATCTCCTCAATAAAAGACGGAATTTCTTCGGAGATAACAATTCTCCTATCATCTTCCAACTTGATAATATAGTTTCCTGTGCTTTCCGTGATTGGATTAGGCAGTATATATTCAATGCTGATTACATTTACATTCATTTCTCCGTTATACCATTCATCACCATGTTGTCCACCTGCTGGTGGTTTACCCAGTGAAAATCTCGTATTATCATAAGGTAATCCACTGCGCCAACTTAGGATGTTTCTCGGTTTAAATGTCGTCATTCCATCACCTCTTCTAATATTTCTTCTGGGGTATCACAACCATTAATTAGCGTCTCTCTACCGAACCTATCATCAAAAGTACAGAAGATTTTTCCAAAGACATCATCAACTTTATACAAACGCTCTAAATCCAATCGCTCTCATGCTTCACCCTCCAATTTTTCAATAAATATAAAATCGATAGACTCAAAAGGGATAACTGTATGTGTGTTGTTGTCTTGCAATGTCACTCCGTGTTTTATATTTTTTAAAGAAAACTTTTCCCTAAACTCCTCCACTGTATCTGGATGGCGAATTTGACAACTATTTCCAGATTTTAGAAAGACGGTTATACACGATTTGTTCATGCTTCACCCTCCGAATCTTCAACAGGAACAGCAAACAGCCAATATATTTCACCTTTTTGCATGCCTTTAATTTCCGCTTCTGTTAATTTGGTTGTCCATTTCTTATTTTTGTTGATAATTGATCCAGTAAAAGTTGTTTCATCAGATTGTTTATTTAACAAAACATACATATTAATCACTTCTAATTCGGCTGCGTCATCGTTCCATGTTGAAAGCGGCAATCTCACATAATAAAGCGGTTCTTTCTCGACTTCGTAGCCGTCAAGCCAAGCGCGTGCAAATAGTTCACCATTTTCATTATTGTTTTCCATGATCCAGTCGTAGACATTTTCATCTAGCGAAGCTCTAGAAGTTAATAAATCGCACAATAAATCATGAAGTGTATGACCATCTTCTTTAGAATGATTTTCCAAAAAATCACCTATTAATTTTGGTACTACTACCAACTCCGCTTCCTTTTCTTTAGCAATAAAACAATCTTTAGTAGATATTATTTTGTCCCTAGAAACTTTCACTAAAGAGTTGCCTGTTCCAAACTCTTTACCGTTATACCAACCATTTAACAATTCATTACCTGCAATTACGTGTACGTTTTCTCCTTTTTTAAATTTCAAAATTACTCCTCCTCTAATCCGTCAAAGTGTTCATACGCATCACCCTCGAAATCAGCGTGCTCACCAGTATTTAAAAATTCGCCATCTTTGCCTTTTTCGTAATAAGCGTAGGTTGCCGGGAATTTATCTAAACAATCTTTGTGCCAAGCGTTTCCATCAAAAACAATAATTTCGTCATATTGAGTGAACGTTTCATCACATTCTTTACAGTTAACAGATTCTTGTTTTGTCATACTTGTTCCTCCTTAAGCCTTTGAGTAAGCGATAACACATATCTTCTTTCTACCGTCTCACATAAATTCAAACTAGCTCTATACTTAATTTCGTTAAACGTCATGTTCGTAACTGCTTTTGCGTCATCATAAATCGTTAAAGTTTTATCTTTGAACATTGCCGGATTTCGCAAAATAAATTTATACATTTTTGTAATGTGATTATAGTGTCGAATTTCTGTCGGTTTCCCACCAAGTCTTGACACGTGCCAGTAATATTTCCCCAAGAAAAACATCCTTTCTAATCAACTCTAATTACTCTTAACCCCTTATCAGTCGTCCTCTTTTGATACGTAGGCGTAGCATAAAACAAAATCGTTTCACGCTTCACTTTCTGAAACTCCGCTAGTTCGTCTACTGTGCCGATTATTAGTACTTCGTCTGCTTTATAAAGTGCGTATTCTGTCATGTTCTCACTCCTAAATCTCACTTGATGCTTTAAAATAACAACTCTCATGCACAGCTTCAACTTGACCAGCATATTCATATGTTATTGTTTCTCTGCCCAAAATCTTTTCTCCGCAGATATGACATTTCATAAAGTAATACTCTTTCTGTTCTTTGTTATTCGGATAACTTATGTCTTCCGGTTCGTTATTCACGCCTGCACCTCTCTTTATCACTCATAATTCTTAATCTCTTCTAGCTTTTCAATCAGTTGTTCATGTGTTAAATTTCTAAGAACATCGTTTGTTACAGATGTGCTGTATTCCAGCTCCCAATTTTTGTCATTTATAAATTGAATAACCGCAAGTTCGACGCCAGGACCCATAAATTCTTTTATTACGCTAGCACCATAATCGTTATCAAATTTATAAATAGTTTGTTGAATTCCGAATTGGTCATTTTCTGCTTGCTCTAAAATGTGCTCGTTAATGTATTCTTTATACTCATTTGCAATTGTTTTCATGTGTGAACCTCATTCCTAGCCGCTAACTGTGCTTTAATTTCAGCGACTTTCTTTTCTAAGTCTTCGCTTGATTCTGATGTCGATACTTGCTGTTCTTGTTCTTTATCAAACCAATCCGGCAAGACTTCTTGTTTCTGATTCTTGTTGTATTTGCCGTAAGCGGGCTTGTTATACTTCTGTTCATTTTGCTTTCGCCTTTCCTCTTCTGCTGCATTCACATCAGCAACCGTTTTAAATCCTCTTTCTTCCCAGTTTCTAAGAATTTTATTAACGTATGCATAATTACGTTTGTTAGCTCCTTGTTCGGAAGTAACTTCCAATGCCTTAAAAACTATTTCTCGATTACCAGAAAAATCATCTGCCCATGCAAGTAGTTTTTCTTGCTCAATCGGTAGCATCATTCCGAATCCATTTTGTTCCCAAAAATCCTTGAAATTTAAATCGCTGTTGTTGTTAATATCTTTCTTTAATTCTTTAATTCTTAAGTTCTTTAATTCTTGTTTATGTCCCTTTCGTTGTACCATTTGATGTTCTTTCGTTGTATCTTCCGTTGTGTCAATCGTTGTCCCTTTCGTTGTTCTTATTTCCTCAGAAATTCCTTGAAAGTCGTTGTAATTACTGATTTCGTACGTTGTCCCTTTTTGTCTACTTTTAGTTATCGTTATCATGTCATTTTTTTTCAATAGTTCTAAGAACTTTCGAACCTGTTTTCTGTCCGCATTCCATCGATTTGAAAGCCATAATTCAGATGTATGTTTTTGTCCTCTTTTTATCGTTATTAACTCTCCGTTTATCAAAATATCCCTATCTTGGTGATTGGCTAAAAGGAGCAAATCCAACCACCATTTTAAATATTTTTCATTCTCCCAAATCCAATGTTCTTGTAGAGAACGATAAATTTTTATCCAACCACTAGACATGCTCCTTTTCTCCTTTCATTTAGATCATTGACCCTTGAACCTCCGAACCAGCTTCTAACGTGTCAGACGGCGTTATGGGCGCATCTATGATATCTGGTATTGATTCATCTTCTGTAACGTCTTTCCGTTCTCTTGGCTCTGCTTCGTCCTCTGTGACAGCTGTTTGCATGTCAATGGATAAAATACCCCACTTGCTTAACATATTTCTAAGAACGGTCTTTTTAGCCATCGCATCATAATCTTTTTTCCAGCCAAAATCTGACTTACTAAATTTCTTTTTATGTGCTTCAATTTCTTTGCGTGTCCAATATACTGTTTTTTCAAAGCCATTAATTAATTGAAAATATCCACAGTAACCGACAACTTTTTCACTTGTGTTATTATCTAAATCAAGCTCTATTTCTTCAGTAAGTCGATTCCACTTCAGTAACTCGCCTTCTCGTACTTCAATAACATTAATACTTTTATATTGTCCAGTTCGTAATGCTAACTGAATGTAACCTTTATAGCCTAATTGGAATTGTGCTTTGCCTGCATAAGGTACAATCCACGCATAACCTAGATTTTTGTCAATCGGTAAATCTAGCGTAGCGGCAACCATGGCAGAAGTAACAACGCTCATAGGTTCCGCTTTTTGTAAGTAGTCATCACCGTTATAGAGATTTAATAGTGAAGTTAAAAATTGTGGTGCTTTTTTGTCCAGTACATCTTCAAATTTTTTGCGCATTGTTGGAGCTTCTAGTAGACCTTTTAATCCTAAAGATTGGGCTGTCGCGACCTGTCCCCCACCTTGTTTATTTGCTAGTTGATTTTTTAACGCTTCGTTAGTTGCCATGTTTATTTAATCTCCTTCACAGTGAATTTTCTTGAATGACTTTCCATTAAAACGGTTAAATAAATATCTGAGAATTTTTCTTTTAGTTTTTTAGTATCTACACGCTTGCTAGTCATTGATTTCCAACTAACCTCGTAGTTATCAGATAAGGCTTTTTCAGCGCTTTCCATGTGACCTTTGATATTATTATCAATTTCTTTTTTTCTTGTCTCTAGAAGCTTTATATCACGTTCTAAATTAGCTCTTTCTGTTAAATACTCATTAAATGTTTTTGGTAGAATAATTTGCTTATCTTCGGACTTAGCAAAACGATCTTTTAAATATTTTTCTGCTGCGCTTGAACCGTCTAGTGCTGGTGCTAATTGTCCTTTTACGTTTGTTTCCCAAAAATCTAACTCAAAAGCAATAATTTGATTTATTAATTCTTCGTCACGATCAATCTCTTTCCAAATAAACTTGTTTCCACCAATTAAAACAGCTACATAAGCTTTACTTTTTCCTGTTACCGCTAAATAGTGTTGTATTTGCACTAAATAAGTCGCTGGAACCTCATCCGACTCCCATTCTTTCGCAAGATAAGCTGAGGCTGTTTTACATTCCAAAAGTGCGTCTTCTCCTACGATAAATCTGTCAACGTTTGCAAGCATGAAATCATGTTCTGGATGCTGATACATCATATTACTACGCCTAACTTTTTTGCCTGTTCTCTTTTCGAATTCCTTTGCTACAACTTCTTCCATTTGATTTCCCCAGTATGCTGCTTCTCCCGCTGATTCGTCTGGTAATACTTGACCCGTCTTATCTAGCCACAGCTCGAAAGCTGTCTTATATTTGTTTAATCCCATGATTATTCCTGCGTCACTGCCACCAATACCTTGCCGACGAGTTAACAACCATTGCGTCCTATCCATATCTTTGATGCTTGTTAAGATATGCATTGTTTTTTCTTTTGAAACTGCCATCATTTTACCTCCATTGATTTATTTAAGGGTTTGAGGTATAATTTTATTAAGTTAATATCTCAAATCCCTTAAGCGCGCACTGCTATGCGTGCTTTTTTAATGCCTAAAATCGTCGTTCCAAAGATCATCAACCACAAGCGGGTTTTCAACCACTTTTATCACTTCCTCTCAGCCAGTAGCCTGCGATTACAGACATGAATGAAACTAAAATTATTACTGCAAAAACATCCATTAGCGCGTGACCTCCTCATAACCCTTTAATTTCAGCTCTTCGATATAGTCTGTCATTTTTTCGCAACCTGTTTCAATTAGTGCTGTCTTCTGTCTAAAAGCCGGATTAGCAATCATTTTTGTTCTGTCATCTATGAAAATCTCGCTATCCCCGAAAATCGTCTTTTTACGAAAAATTCGCTCCGCCATTGTTGTAGCCTCCTAAATTAAAATTAGAATTAAAATCAAATTACATAAGTTTATTAATGCTAATGCCGCTGCTATTATGACTAAGATGCTGTATAACATTTGATTTTTCATAGTGCGCGCCTTGGCACAATAATTTCACGTAAATGGCCATCTACTAAATTTTTAGTCACTTCAAATTTTTGATTAAATTTATCTGCTCTTTTTTTTCGTTCTTTTTGGTCCATATTTTCAAATCGGCCTTTGACGATATTATTTAATTCCGTGAAATTAATATTTTTTGATTCGTAACCCTCGTAGTTAGCTGATACAAGTACTTTATTCATTTTTCACAACTCCTTACTAATCCAGATTTTTGATAATATTGATCCCGCTTGTTCAAAACTTGTTGTAAGTCTATGTTGAAAGTTCTTGCAATGCTAGTGTTTAATGTTAATGCTGTTGCAATCACATCTGTTATTTCTGAAATCACTTGTTTTGCGGCTTCTCGTTGTAACATGTCACCTTTTCTCAAGCTATATGTCATCGTTTCTAAGCCGTTTTTCAGCGTGTTTATTGCTTCTTCAACTTCTAGTTCAAATCTGTTTGTTAAGGAAGCATGGTGGTTGTCTAGTCCGTCTAGCAAAGGTGGTATCATTCCATTACTAAATTCATGCGCAAACATAAAAGTGCTTTCTGGTTCGTTGTAGCTATCAATTAACTGTTCTGCTTGTTCAAGTGAAACCGTTCGTTTCCCTTTCGTTTGATTGCTTATCAGTGCTGGCGTTACATAACTGTCTATTGCTAGCTCTTTTTGTGTGCGAGTTTCTGCTAAAACTTGCATCGCATTTTGTGCATATGTTGATTTTTGAAACATAATATCTCAATCCTTTTTGTTTATTTTTCAGCGACTAATTAACAACTTATCGTTATATACTGTTGTTAGTCGCTCCCCGTGACTATTAGTTGTCTGTATGAGCGTCGTTGTGGTAGGCGACGCTTAACTTATAACTTGATCGTGTTCTTCCAATAACTTGTTTAATAGATATACTTGTCCTTTTCCAGTAACTCGCGGTGTATAGGTCGTTATCATTAAGCCGTTTCTATCTGTATGAATATGTGTTTTTTGTTCAAACAATCCTAAGTTCATCGCTTTTTGTGACGGTTTGTTGTAATAAGCACCTTTATTTAACAAATAGCCACTACCTCTCAGCCATTCGAAAAGTCTGTTTTGCCCTATATCTAATCCTTTTTGTTTTAGAATAGTAGCTAAATCTTTTACTAAAATCGTGTTCTCACTCGTTTGCACAGCTTCCGCAAAAACCACTTTTGGCTTTTGTTCCTCAAGTTGCTTTAAAGCCTCTTGCTTCTCTTGTTGTTCCTCAATCCATTTTTTAGCTCTAGCAACTGGATCTTCTATCATGTATGAAAACGTTGGATATTCAGTTGCTAATTTCCTCGCTTGTTTTTCTACTTCAATGAAATATTTTCGAATCGCTCGGCCCATTTCGTTGTTTTGCACCATTGCTAATTCTTTAGCAGTATCTAAAGTTAAAAAATAATTTGTTGATGGTCGCCCATTGGTTTTACTCAAAGTTGAGTAAAAGTCTAAACCATTCTCATAACCATAATTTCCAATCATTCTAGATATCCAATCATTAAATCTTGTATTTACTAAAAGCTTTTCATGAAGCATCCGGGCATCAACAAATTTCTCGCCTTTTTCATTTTCAAGGACTGGCAACATTTCATTTGCAATTACTTGTAAATTTGACATTTTGTTCTCCTTTCTGTTCGCCCTTTCACAGTGCTATAGTTTTTGTGAAGGGAGGTGGGTAAAATGACTAAATTAATAATTAATGAATTTGATTTTTCTTTAAATGCATCAAATTATCATATTCTGAATGACTTAATATGTGTGGAATCTACATTAAACAATTCAGAACTAAACTCATTTATCGAATTATATAAATCTCATTTAACCGATGAAGAATCTTTCGATTTTATGTTTGATAATAAAAAATACTATGGTAGATTTGGCAGATTTGTATTTGATTCCAAAGGAAAAATTCAATTATTCTTAACAACTAAACCTTTTGTAATTGATGAAAACACCTATACTTATTCATCCGTAACAAGAAACGAAGTAGAGTATTACAATACTTCTAAAGTTTTAGTCGATTTAGAGAAAAGATTTAATTCCTTGATTGACTTACTAAAAAAGAAAGAACTTATAAACGAAGACGAAACAGATATCTTTGCTGGATATTTAACGTCATATGAAGAAGGTATTAAGATTAAAACTGAAGTAGCAGATTTAGATGAATATCTAAAAGAAACTCATGAAACAATTGAAGATATTAAAAATCAGTACTTGGAGTAGCAAAATGTCTTAATTTTATACTCTTTTCTGCCTCTCTTATTTCTTCCTTAGAATTCACCTTAATTTCTAACGAGTTTATAGTGCTAGCCAAGTCTTCCACCAAAGATTTGGCTTCACTTAATCTCTTTTCTAACAAAGCGGCGTTTTCTATGGAATCCTCTACTCCATTCAGCTCTACTTCCATTTCGATGATTTTTAGCTCTTGATCTTTTTCAAGTAAATCTAAAATGTTTTTTATAGTGTTGTACTTAACGAATAATCTATTCTCTTTTTCATTACCATTTTCTAAAATTGTTTCTAATTTAATAATTGCTTGTTTGATGTTATTCATTTTTCTTCCTCCTCTATTTGTTTTAAAAAAGCCTCTACTTCTAAACCATCCACATCTATTCTTTCTGGATAGCATTCAATAATTAACTTTGGTCGTTTACCGCCTAGTATTTCTAAATGAACACCTGTTACAAATCGTCCTACTTTCCAGTCACCAAGTTGAATGGCATTATATGCAGACCCATCTTCTCTTTGACTAGTTTTGATTGACAAAGTTAACTCTTCGTTACTCATGTTCTAGCCTCCTATTTTTGGTTACTCTCCAATCTGCTATAATTAGTTTGATTGGAGGTGATTATTTTGGATTACGAAAAAGCAAATCTTTCTTTGGAATTAATTAAAGCAATGTTAGAACATAATGCTCGAATTAATAACACAATCGGTCAAACTTCTATCGGGAGCACAGAAGTTTCTGCTGAAAAAGTTGCCAAAGACTTTTTACATTTGTACGAAGCTCTACCAAAATGATTTATTTTAGGATTTCTGCTATGGCTGCAACCATGGCAGAATCTCCAATTTTAATATGTTTTTCCAGATTACTTACGCCAATGTCTATAGCCCTTTTCTTTAATTCTCTGATTTCTTTTTCAACTTTTAAAGCTTCATTTTTTTCATCAACAGTCATTTTCTAGCCTCCTTTATTAGTTTGCGATTAACTCATTCGCTTTGCGCTCCCAGTATCTATTAATAGCAGCTTCTTGTTTTTCCTGGTTTTCCTCACGCCATTTCCTGCTATATTCTCTTACATGTTCTCTGTTCTTATCTCTCCACTGTTGTTGGTATACTCTCCGTGCTTCCTTTGCTTTTTCGCTTAACATGGTTTAGCCTCCCATTTTGGTTACTCTCCAATCTGCTATAATTAGTTTGATTGGAGGTGATATTATGAAAACAACAATTGCTAGTTTAAAATGCATACAATGTGAAAATAATTTTCCGTTAAACCTGAATGTAAAGTCATCTCATATTACTTGTCCGTTCTGTCAAACGGAAGTAGCAAACGATCTGATTGAGCAAATATATGTTGCCGCCAACACTGTTGGGGAAGTCAACTATAATTTCAGAAAATATGCAGTTGAATATCAAAAACCTATTTTTGAATTGTCAGTTAAGGAAATGGAAGTAGTTTTACCAATCGATAATGTTTAGCTATATCCTCAATTTGACAGGGTACTAGCTCATACTCATTCTCCAATTCCTCAAGCGCATTCATTACATCATCAAGTTTCTTTTTTCCGATTTGGGATGTAATGAATTGCTCTTTATTTACAATATCTTCTAAACGATTTTTCATTTTCTAGCCTCCTATTTCGGTTAGTTTTTTATTATCACTATTAGTGATTTCTTTATTAAAAAAAATTTCTCCAACGCTTTTTCCGTAAAAATTTGCTACTTTAATCTTTGTTTTATCTGAACTACCTCGATAACCTGCTTCCATTTTAGAAAGTAAACTATAAGAAATACCGATAGCCTCAGCTGCTTCTAATTGTGTAATACCTTTAGCAATGCGAATTTTTTTGAGATTATTAATATTAATCACCGCCTTTATCACTCTATGTGATAATAATACTATCACTTTACGTGATTGTCAATCACTTTTTGTGATTTTTGTTTATTTTTTTTAAAATATCACTTATAGTGATACTTAAGAAGGAGGGAGATATTATGACTATAGGCAAAAAAATATCTGAGTTGAGAAATAAAAGAGGTATCTCTCAAATTCAACTTGCAAAAGATTTAAATGTTTCAACAAGTACTATAGGAATGTGGGAAACAGACAAACGTGCTATAAAAGATGAATTAATCGTTCAGTTAGCCGATTACTTTAATGTAACAACTGATTATTTATTAGGTCGTGAAAAATTCGACAACAGCGACTTACTAGCTGCGCATATTGACAATGATTTGACGGAAGAAGAACGAATAGAGATAGAAAAATATTTAAAATTTATCAGATCACAAAAAGAGTAGTTGCCTAAAAATTAACATTAGGAGGCTAATTGATGAATAAAACAAGTTATGAATTAAAGAAAGAGTTTCCAGAATTGAATTTCGTTATTAATAACAACTTACCAACAAAACTTTTCGGACTTATACAGAATAAAGTAGTACATTTGCATCCATCGTTAACAGAAAGTGAGCTTAGATGTACTATTATAGAAGAGGCAATGCATTGGAAATACACCGTTGGGGATATAACAAATTTTAATAACATCGATAATATTAAACAAGAAAAATTCGCTCGTCGTAAATCTCATGAATACTTAGTAAATTTACAAACACTTGCATTATGCTACGATCTTGGCTACAGAACATATTATGAAGCTGCTACTTTTTTAAATGTTACTGAAAAATTTTTGATTGAAGTAGTAGAGAATTATAGAGAAAAATATGGACTAATGTATAATAATGGTAATTATATTATACATTTTGGCTCTACCATTCAAGTTTTCCAGGAGGATAACTCTTTTTATCCTTATGATTATGGGTGCTAATAAATTTTGACGAGGTGAACATATGTATTGCCCTAAATGCGGACATGCACTAGACAATCACGAAAATCAATGTCCTAACTGTCTAACACCAATCATTTATCAAAGCAACAACAACGGAAAAGCACAAAAAGTCGGCGCTTTTATGGAAGAATCTGGTAAATTAATGTCAGGATGTGGTTGTTTAATGACATTGTTGATAACTATTCCTGTCATAGTAATTTTAATAATTATGTTTTTATAAAAAGGAGATAACGGGATGAGTAAGTATAGTTACTTGTTAAAAAAATGGTGGTTTTGGGCTCTTGCTATATTATTTTTAGTTATTTTATTTTACAGCTTTTGGGTAATAATATACTTGGTGGCACTAGCTTCCTTAATATTCGGGATAGTAAAAGTTGTTAAAAATGAAAACAGACGAAAATACACAATAATATTGACTATATCCGCTATATTTCTAATCACCTTTTCACTAATAAGAGTTGTACAGATGTATAACTATGTTATTAATAATCCAGAAGAAACTACAGCAAATGAGCAAAAAAAGAATACTGTCCAAGATGAGCAAACGGAAAAACCCGCTCAAGAAGACGCTGCCGAGGACGAGCAAGCAGAAGAACCTGCTCAAGATGATGTATCTACACCCTCTAAAATTACATCAGATAGTATAGAGTTATTTAATGAGTCAATTGATCGCTTGATTTCTGATTCGAGCGGGGTACTAATAAAAGTGGTTCCATTTGAAAATGAATATGATATGTTAATTGCGTACGTATCTCAAGATTTAAAATATCAAGATGAAGCAACTAAACAAAAAAATGTTGATTATTTAGGAAGCGAAATACAGCAACGTGCTCTAGGTACGCTCTTTGGCGGAGATAACAATCAGAAGCCTATGGTTGAGCTAAGATATGAGGACGAGACAAAGATGGCTGGAAGTAGTGCTTTTGATAAAACTAATATGAAGCTCAAAGGAAAATAAAATATAAAGGGAGAACGAGAGAATGACTATACCAAAAAAGGTAGTATATATTGTTGGATCGCTTATTTTAGTTTTAATTATAGCTGGCGCATCTTTTTTTATTTATAATCAGGTGCAAATAAAGAAAGAGCATGATGCGAAAATAGCTGCCGCTAAGAAAGAAAAAGAGGATAAACAAAAAAAGAAAATAATATTTAAAGATACTATTAAATCATTTAAGGATGACTCTACTTCTCTTGCTTCTGATGCGGAAACAATTGGAAATAAATACTATAATGTATGGAGTGACACAATCTATAATGAAAGTGTCAAAATAGATGGTAAAACCTACACAGATTTCAACAAAGCTCTACAGGCGCAAAATACAAAAAATATATTTGATGGCACTGAATCTAATTTAGAAACTAGCATAGATACAGTGAAAGACGAATATAATGATCTTAAAAATAATGTGACATCAGAAACCGAAAGCGAGTTTAATGAAGTAGATTCTTACTATAAATCACTTATGAAGTTTGTTAATTTAGCCAAAGAACCTTCTGGGAATTTTAATACCTTCTCAGATAATTACAATGATGCTAAAACTAATTATATAGAGCAAATGAACAATTTAGGATATGGGGAATAAAGGAGATACAATATGTCTATTATAAAAAAATGGTGGTTTTGGTTAATTTGTTTATTGATTATTATCGGAATTGGATTTACAGTATGGTACACACAGGTTTATACATCTGAATGGGGTAAGGGATTATCAAAAGAAGAAAAAGCAGTTTTTGAATACGCTAAAGAAACAAGTAACAAATCTTTTGATATATCATCGATCGATAATAAAGAGCTAGACAAACTATATTCCTTATTAATGGATAGTGGAACATACAATAAAACTATAATATTAGATCAAAATAATCTAAAAAAATACTCTAACAAAGCATATGACCTCGCCAGCAAACTTGCGTACGTTCAAAAAGACTTTGATTTATATAAAAAAGAGCTTAATAAGAAAAGAAATTTAAACTCTAAAGCAAAAGAAATGATGCCTTATGGTTTAAAAAACATATAACTAAAGAAAGCCTCCGGGCTTTTCTTTTTACCAAAAAAAGAACGTATGTGCGAAAGGAGAACGGAAATGAAGGCAGCTATTTATATACGCGTATCTACTCAAGAACAAATAGAGAATTACTCTATACAAGCTCAAACTGAAAAGCTAACAGCCTTGTGCCGCTCGAAGGACTGGGACGTATACGATATTTTCATTGACGGCGGATACTCCGGCTCAAATATGAATCGTCCCGCACTAAATGAAATGCTAAGTAAATTACATGAAATTGATGCTGTAGTCGTATATCGATTAGACAGACTATCCCGCTCGCAAAGAGATACGATAACGCTTATTGAAGAATACTTCTTAAAAAACAATGTAGAGTTTGTTAGTTTATCTGAAACGCTTGATACAAGTTCTCCTTTCGGTCGTGCAATGATTGGTATATTGTCCGTGTTCGCACAATTAGAACGCGAAACAATACGAGATCGCATGGTTATGGGGAAAATTAAGCGTATTGAAGCAGGGCTTCCTCTTACAACAGCCAAAGGACGAACATTTGGCTATGACGTTATAGACACTAAATTATATATTAATGAAGAAGAAGCAAAACAATTACAAATGATTTATGATATTTTTGAGGAAGAAAAAAGCATTACAACTTTACAGAAGAGACTAAAAAAAATAGGATTCAAAGTGAAATCATATAGCAGTTACAACAATTGGCTGACTAATGATTTATACTGTGGCTATGTATCTTATGCGGATAAAGTGCATACAAAAGGTGTTCATGAGCCTATTATTTCAGAGGAACAATTTTATCGAGTTCAAGAAATATTTTCTCGCATGGGTAAGAATCCGAATATGAATAGAGATTCAGCATCGTTGCTAAATAATTTGGTAGTGTGCGGAAAATGTGGACTAGGGTTTGTTCATAGGAGAAAAGATACTGTATCCCGCGGAAAAAAATATCATTATAGATATTATAGTTGCAAGACTTACAAACATACTCATGAACTAGAAAAATGCGGAAATAAAATTTGGAGAGCTGACAAACTCGAGGAATTAATTATTGATCGCGTGAATAACTATAGTTTCGCTTCTAGGAATGTAGATAAAGAAGATGAATTAGATAGCTTAAATGAAAAACTTAAAATAGAACACACAAAAAAGAAGCGGCTTTTTGATTTATATATCAGCGGTTCTTACGAAGTTTCAGAACTTGATGCTATGATGTCTGATATAGATGCTCAAATTAATTATTATGAAGCACAAATAGAAGCTAACGAAGAATTGAAGAAAAATAAAAAGATACAAGAAAATTTAGCTGATTTAGCAACAGTTGATTTTAAGTCTTTAGAGTTCAGAGAAAAGCAACTTTATTTAAAATCACTAATTAATAAGATTTATATCGACGATGAACAAGTTACTATTGAATGGCTCTAG